GTTCTCGTCGTGTGGCGCGCCGCCTCGCACAGCCACAGCGTCCACCTGTTTGCGCGCGACCCAAGCGGGAACATCCAACGGCAGTTCCAACAGCAAACACAGATCGGCATCGCCAGCTATTACGCGCCCGGCAGTGCCTGGGGCTACTACTGGGTGATCCTGATTGCTGACTGCCAGTTGCCTCTTTCCGCCAGCCCTATGCTACAATATATGTACGTAACTCCCCTTATGCAAAAACGTGAACTTTCGTGGAATTAGTAGATAGGAGCGCTTTATGGCAAATCCTCTCGATCCTAAGTGTCAGGCCTTCGCGGTCAACAGTGCGGGGCAGGTCGTGGGTGTCAAGTTGGCGATCCGCGAGGTAGCGGGTGCCAAGTATGTACTCAAGAGTGTTACGCTACAGGATGAGACGACGCAACAGGGCACCACGGTTGCGAACTGTAGTGTACTGAACAAGGATGGGATCAACACGGGGTTGCTGGTGCGGATGGCGTGGCCGGGGGCTGGGCCGTTCTGGGACGCCAGTGCCTTACCGGGGAACAATGACAACCGGCACATGATTACCAACGGCTTCAACCCTGGGGTTGACGGGCAGAACATGGGGCCGCTGGCGTTGTTTGTGGGTACGCAGAACAGCCCCGAATCGGACGTGCTGTATGGACTGGGGCTGCCGATGAACCGGCATGTTTCGTTCACCGTGGTCTTCCAAGAGCGCGGCGCAGTCGTGGTTGATCCGCCTGTCGATGGCGCGTTAGCGGAGAAGGTGGCGGCGTTAGAAGCGCGGATCGCCTCACAGGAGGCGTGGCGCGCGGGCGTGGCGGGTTTTTTCGAGGAGTTCCCCCATTGACGGCGGGGGGCAGCACACGACTTGCTGCGCACTGGATACCAGGAAGCAACCGCGGTCAAGATCACGACTACATGAAACGGGCGCGGTTTGGCCTGATCAAGGTGGTTTCGACCGACCCTGACCGCGTCAAAGAGGCGTTGGCGTATGCGACCTCGGAAGTAATCATCCGGCGACACGACATCTCGGAAGAGCAAATGGAAATGGCGCGTGATCCGGTCGGCACCGGCAAACGCCATGCGGCTTTCTGGCGTGCGCAGTTTGCACCGGGCGGGCGGCTGGCGGGGCTGCCGATGCACCGCATCTTGGTCGAAGGCATTAATGAGCCATCGATCCATAATGTGGCGGAAGAGCAGATCGCGCTGGCCTATAACCTGGCCTTTCTGGATGATCTGCGTAGCTATGGGATTCGCGGGCTGGCGCTCAATGCCTCAAGCGGCTGGGTACGCAATACCGATACCGACACGATAAAAAGCACGCGCCCGGTCTGGGGCACCTTCAAGCCCCTGGAGCCTGCCATCCTTGCCGGTAAGCATGGGCTGGGCCTCCATGAGTACTGGCGTGATGATCCAGACGAGGGCTGGTTTACGGACAGCCAGGGCTATCGCTGGGGGTGGAATGCGCACCGGCACTGGGCCTGTCCGCTGCGTGTGCCGATCTACATTGGGGAATGCGGCATGAGCAAGGAGATCAATGGGAAGCCCGCGCCCGGCCAGTCTGCGGGCTGGGTCGGCAATGTGTCACCGGCTGTCTATGCGGAGCAGGTCTGGCGCTACGTGAACAAGCTGCACCCCAACGTTGTCGCGGCTTGTTTGTTCACGACCGACATGGAGAGCGAGGATTGGCGCGTCGATGACACCCTCCAGGCCCATGAGGAGCTACTCAGACGGCGCACCAGCTACATATTCCCAAGTGTATGGCCGGTCACCCCGCAAATCCCCTGGGTGGAAACCCCGGTCGATCCGCCTGATCCGCCCACGTCGGACAAGCTCAAACTGATCTGGCCCAAAGGGTTGCGGATCAACAGTTACTTCACCGCTACGCACAGCGGGATCGACTTGTCGATGTTTGAGCGCACTCCCCTCTATGCACCGACCGATGGACGGGTCGCGATGAGTGCGCGCGATACGGCAGCCAACGGGGGCTATGGGGAGTATGTGCGGATCGACTACCATAGTTTGCTGGGTATGCACTACCTGATCGGGCACATGATAGAACGGGCGGTCGTGACGGGGCAGTATGTCAAAAAGGGTCAACTCATCGGCTATAGTGGGAATACCGGGAACTCGACCGGCCCGCATGCCCATGTGGAAGTGAGATTGACCGAAGACCCCATCGGCGGGATGACGGTCTATCGCAAGGGGGTGTCGCACTTCTCGCGCGGGCAGGTTGATCCGATAGCCTTCCGTGCGGCGCTGACGCATCAATATGGGGAGGAATAATGATCGCCTTCTTGCACCGCACGAACATCCGCGCAAAACCGACCATCGCCGGGGGCATCCTACGCACCGCAATGGTCGGGGAGACGGGGAAACTGCTAAGCGACACCCCGATTGCGGCCAATGGCTATCAATGGTACAACGTGGAAGTCGGGCCAACGACCGGCTGGTGTGCCAAGATGAGTGCGGGCGTCGTGCTGTTCTCCATCGTAGAGGATGCGGGGCCGCCGAAGCTGGCTCAGTATACAGATCGGGAATTGCTGGCGCTGATGGTCGCGGGCGAAGCGGGGGGCGAAGCACTGGCGGGTCAGGTGGCGGTTGCGTGCGTGCCCTTCGCGCGTCTCATCCGCCAGCAAGCCCACTATGGCCTGTCCCTGCGCTCGATCCTCTTAAAGCCCTTTCAGTTTTCGACGTTTAACGACGACCACTGGGAAGGTTTTTTGCCGCGCATACCGGCCTTCCTGCCGCTGGCTGATCTTGCAATCGCAGGGCTGCTCAAGTCGCCCACAGCCACGGCTACGCATTACTGTAGATATGATCTGCAACCCCTGCCTGACTGGACACAGACACGCTACAGCGTGTTTTTAGCACAAGTGGGGAATCACAAGTTTTACCAAGAGAAATAGAAGGAGACATGGAGATGTTAGTTACGTTAACAAATGGAGAGGTGCTGGTCGCCAAGCGCGCGGTAGACTACTTATTGCAAGTGGTCATGCCCGCGCAAACGGCGCTGCGCATCCGGCGCGCGGCGCGTGAGTTATTCATCACAGCCGGGGAGATCGAGCAGGAATACCAGAAGATCACCGACCGCTACAGCGTGCGCGGGCCAGACGGTCAGATCCAGTTTGAAATGGCGGGGGGCCAACGCCAGCCAGTGATCGGGGATCGCAAGGCGCTGCAACAGGCGCGCACCGAACTACTCGATGAGTCAACCGTGGAAGTAGAACCGCTGTCAATCGCTACCCTAAAAATAGCCGAGGACATCCGCCCCTCAATCCTCATGGACATGAGCGACTGGCTCACCGGGGACACCGCGATTGTCGGGGAGGCGCGCCATGTCCGCGTAGGCGACTTTGTCTACACCGCCAACGGCATCCACGCGCTGGCCGACAAGCCGATGAGCTTTGAGAATGCCACGAAACTTTGGAGAATTTATACACAGTTACGCACCGCGTCGAAGATCGCCACCGACCGGCGCAAGGAGCTATTAGAAAAACACGCACGCCGCAATGCAGAGGGAGAGATGGTCTACCTAGACCGAGTAACGAACCGCGTGGATGTAGAAGAGGCGTTCTATGCAGAGGAGGCTGAACTGCTGGCCTCGGTGAGTAGGGTTGAGGGGATCGGGGTGACGTGGCTAACGGCATTAGAAGAGCAGCACAAATTGCCTGGGCACGTCGTGGCCGCGCTACTCGATCTTGTTGTAGAAACACCAGAAATCGAAGGAGCAACGCATGAAGAAGCTACTGGATAAGGTGCCCGGCAGCGCCTGGTCGGGCTTGCTCATTGCGTTAGCCTCGATCATTCAGGCTAACGTTGAAAATCCGTTGATCTACCAAATGGCAATGTTCGCGATCTTCGGGGCGCTTAAGGGGGTGAGCGTAAACTTCGACGCGATCCTAAAAAAGATCGAGGAGGCGACCGGGGAGAAGTTGCCGCAGGAACCGCCGACCATGAGCCGCGGCGTAGCCGGTCAGACACCACCACCCCCCGCCGAGTCAAAGGTGATGCACTGGTTCTTTGGCTAATTTGCCGCCAGGGGAAGTCGGTGCTATACTACGCGTGGCTATCCTATTAGCCCCATCTGTGAAACTGTTATGCCCGACAAAAAAAGAGATAAGCGCCGAGGTAAGGGAAGATTCCCACTGCCTCGGCGCTTGCATTTGTGGGCAAAGTGCCCTTTGCTATGCTATAATAGCAAGGTCACTTACCGTTTTAGTGCAGAAAAGGAGCTTGTTTTGTATCAGAAAAAACTACTCGTTGCCGCCTTCGCCGCTCTCTTCATTCTCGCCACTGCTCTCATCGTCAACGCTCAAGATCCGGTTACCGCTACCGTCTACCTGCCCTTCGTTTCGTCGGGCGGGCCAGCCGATAAGCCAACCGCAGCCCCAACCGCACCGCCAACCGCAACCCCAACCGCAACCGCAACGCTAACGCCTACCGTAGACCACAACGCGACGCTGATTGCGGTTCTGCAGGAGACCCTCACCGCTCTACCAGGGGCCACAGAACTGGCGGATATTCGGGCGACCCTAACCGCATTGGTGCCTACCAGCACTCCGACCCCCACGGAGACCGCCACGGCAACGGAGACCGCGACACCGACCGCTACGGAGACCGCTACGGAGACCGCTACACCCACGGAGACACCCACGGCGACGGGGACACCGGATCTTGTGGCTACCATCAGCGCGGGCGTAAAGGAAACCCTGACGGCGGAAGCGCCCACGCTCACCCCCACGGTGACCGATACGGCGACGGCCACCCCAACCGAAACCGCGACCGCCACGGCCACGGCAACCGTCACCGGGACACCGGACATGGTGGCAACGATTGCCGCAGGGGTCAAATCGACCTTGACCGCGGAAGCGTCTATCGGGACACCGACCATGACGCCGACAAATACGCCTTTGCCCACAGCGACCGCCACGCTACTGCCGGGAACCATTCCCCTGCCACCAGGCAGTGGGGGCTGAGCGGGCGATCTGGGTTAGGGTCTGATCGTCCTCGCCGTAGCCTTTTTCCAGCAGGATGGAGCGGGCGAGTTTTGCATCCTGGATCAGCGCTATCAGCGCGATCAACGCGGCGGGCTTGCCTGCCTGGTATTGCGCCAGCGCATCGGCAAGATGGGTGATCAATTTACCGTCAAGTGTTTGCATGATTTTCTCCTAAAAAAAAGAGGCAGACCGCAAGTGGGGGTCTGCCTCTTTTTTTTGTTTGATAAAAACTACGTACAATTTATGTACGTAGTTTTCTACGCATATAGCTCTTTGGCGTAGTGTGACTGGTAGAGGTATGGGTATTCGCGGATGCGTAGATCCGCGGGGAACGCGTCGATCTCCTTGAGTAGGTGCCCATGTGCGCCGGGGAGTTGTTTGACAAAGAAGGGCACGCGTGCGCCCTGGCACTGGTTCCGCAGCCCGCGTACCCACGCCAAGTCCATTGGGCGGGCATGGCTGCCTGACTCGCAACCGGCGATTACCCAGCCCACGCCTTCCAGTAAATAGTTGCCCCGCATCGCCACAGGGGAGTGCCCGCTGTTCCAGCAATGATCGGCCATGCTATCCCCACAATGACAGCAATCGCTCTCGAAGCTAAAATCCAAAGAGGATAGGAGCGGCTCACAGGATAGGAAGATCACGCTGGCGGGCACGGTTAGCAGGGCGGGAAGCCGCTTGTCGAGTGTCTCCTGGTTCTCGATGCTGGCTCCGATCCATACGTGGGAGTTGCGGGCCAGCCAATGGGTGGCATCTGGGTAAGCGCCAGCCTGTTGCTGGGCTAGTTCGATGAGCCGGATCACGTTTTCGGGTCTCTTGGTCAGCAGCAACCAGTCCAGGTTGCCGGTGCGTTCGATTAGCGCTAGCAGATCGCGGCGCACGGGTTCCCAAGCGGGGTGATCTTCAAAAACATCGCTGAGCGAGGCACAAAACACACGTTGGCGCGCGGGCTGGACGCTGACTTGGTAGCACTGGGGACAGGTGAATCCTGCTAGTCCGGCGATTACACCCAGCACGGGGCCGCGCCAGCCACAGGTATAGCACTCCATCCAGCCCGCGCGGTTCCACGCCTCCACCTTGCGCCAGTTGCTCTCCGCCGTCCGTGTCCGCGTGCCGGTCGGCCCCCACTGCGCCTTATGGTAGCGGTGATCCATCAGCTCTTCTGCGTAGCAGAATTTACACCCCTCACTCACCTTCGTGCAACCGATGAGTGGGTTAAACGTATGATCCGTCCATTGAATCTTGCTCTTCTCTGCCATAAATCACTCCCTTGCGAAAAAACGGGCTTGCCGCTACCGATAGATCCAGTAATTTGCTTTTCGTTGTTCTCGTGCGGCGGCGATGCCCTCCACGAGTAACCACGCGACGACATAGGCCGTAGACGGGCGACCGCCTTGCAGTAAAACGTTGTCTTTGGCCCATTCCCCGATCCAGTCAAGGGCTTGTGGCCGGGTGGCTGGATCGGCCAGTAGGGTCTCCACCTGCTTCTGCACCATCTTCCCCTCCTGCGATTTCTAAAAGTATCCGCCACTGCGGGTGGCAGATACGCCATAGTTCGGTATTTAGCGCGGCCGCGATCTGGGCAATGTGCCAGAGTGACCAGGCGCTGCGCCCGGCCTCTAGATTGGTAATCTGCGTACGCGACAAGCGGATAGACTTGGCGAGGGTTGCCTGCGTTACGCCCCTGTCCATGCGCAGGGTGCGTATGCGCTGGCCCATCTCGCCATCCAGTGCGTGTTGGCTCATGGTTTGATGATCGCGCCCTTGTTGCGCGCTTGCATGGTAGCGAAGAGTTCGTTGCGCATGGACACACACGCTGCCAACGGGCCTTTGAAGAGGACGGTGAACACGCCATCGCCGGGGAACGTTCCCTTCACCGTGGACATAGCGCCATTGTCAAAGACGCGGATCGACATCAATTGTTCAAGATTAACGTAGCTCCGATCAACCGCGGCAAAGCGTAATCCATACCGTTCCAGCGTCTCCATTAGCCTGCTGACATAGCGGTCTGTATCGGCAGGTTCCCCCTTAAAGAGGGTCGAAAATTTTCCTGTGGGATCTAATTGCGCAAGCACCGACCCCCACTCGGCACGGTTCACGATCATTACTTTTTCCATATTCACCAAGTTTCCGTCGATATCTGGTACAAAAAACATGATGCGTTCCTTTCTGTATATGCGTGAAACTTCTTGGTTATTGGTTATTCTAGGGGAGGGAGCAACACGTAACAGCCAGCCAGGTCAGGCGACTCGATAAACACCCCGCCCCGCTCGAGACAGATCTCTTTCTGTCGTAGCTCTACCGCCCAGTCCTCTCGATTGAATAGGTATATCATGGTTGCTACGGAGCAGATGATGAGTAGCACCAGCAACACCCCTGCCGTGACGATCTTTAGGTCTTCCACTGCTGCCTCCTATTGTACTTGTGGGTAGGTGCGTTTTTACCACAAATGCACCTACCCACAAGATGCCTACAGTTCGTTGACCAGTTTTGTCAACTCTTCCAGCGACATGTTCTTGAGTTCGGCGTCCTGCTTTTCCGCGATGATTCCCAGCAGTTTTTGCTTCTGCGCCGCTTTGTCGGCGGCGCTTTGGCGTTCTGCTTGTTCTGCCAAGCGGACTTCGACCACCCGTTTTACAATGGCGATCTGTAGCGCTAGCACTTCATCTGCCTGGCTTTTGGTTGCCAGTAAACTCTCTTCTTTTTGCGCCTTGCTTTGTGCGTTCAAGCCCTTAAAAATGCTGTCCAGTGCGGTCAGCGGCAAATCCCACAGATCCTCAACCGAACACTGGCCCCGGTGCAAAAATCGGATCTTTTGACGCGATGCTTTTTCAAACATGATTGTCTACCTTTCTCAGAAAACTAGATTGACCATTCGTGATGAACCGGTATTATCTTGAACCTTCACGAGCAGGCTGTTGCGCTTGGTTGCGCTAAACCCAAGCCCAGACAGTTGATCGGAAGTGGGTTCCACTTTCATTTTGCTGCCCAGCGCTTCAAACACGCGCTTGTGCATCATAAACTCTTCACGTAAAAACTCGTTGAAGAAGCCATTAGGCTGGGTATCGTTGACACAGCCTTGTAGCATAAAAAACGTGTGCTTATGCCCTAGCCCTGGTTGACCGTCCCAATGGTTTGGGGAGGCCATGATGACCGACACCGGATGAAACCGATTGGTTTCAATCCCCCAAAGCGTCTTTGTGGCAGCGGTTGACTTTAGCGATTCGACCAGCGTAAAGCCGCTTTTACGGGAAAAGGTCACCTTCGCCACCTCGACTTCATCCCTGTAGTAAATATCGACAGGATGCTCAAACTGAAAAAGCTTGTCGTCAAATTCGATTTCTGCGCTAAAGCCGGAATGCCCCCCGCGATGACTGTAGTTATGGACGAAAAACCGGTATTCCCCTTCCTGCATCCGCGTACGCGTGGCCCATGTGATATTTTCCACAGCGACTTGCTCCCTGCGGGGCTGGATAATATCGACATCCAGCATACCGCTGCTCGCGCTCTGCTGGCCCTTGAATGGGTAGTAAATATGGTTCCCATTCGGTTCAACACAGTGTGCGTCGTAGTCGTTTGGGTTATCTCCCTGCGTGTTCCACTGGATCGAGAAGCGCAACACCCCGTCCACCTTACCGCCCGCAGCCTTGACGCGCTGCTTCATGCTGTCGGCAATGTTGCCGTTGTACGCCCAGGAAAAGCCGTTATCCCACTTAAACAGCGATGGGCTATTTTTCACCTGTGGTGCGACGAGGGATACCAGATCCGATTCATTGTCACTACCGACCCACGCCTCAATGCTTTTTGCTGTGGGTAAAACCGTAGCGATAAAATCAGCAATCGCCATGCCCGCTACGCCTTCTGGTTTTTTACCGGCTTTTGCCTCCAGATGTAGCTCTGCAAATACATCGCCGGTCATGCGGGCAACCGCGCTGCGATTGGCAAAAAGAATATTATTGATTGTAATGTCGGCTAGGGTTGCATGGCGGCGACCTAATGAATCCAGCAGGCCAAGATCCGTAATCGTTTTTTGCGCATCCTCTACCATTTTTTTGGTGAAGATGGCCTTGGGTCGTTTGTAGTGGGTCGGTGCAACGATGGCTTCATACTTGCGCACCGCGACCTCAACGTCGGTGCCTTCGGTCAGATCCACGAGCAGCGTTCCGATACTATGGTTTTTTATCCGTGAGAGTGCGGTGCCCGCCAGCACCGATTCACGCCATAAAAACAAGTCTTTTTCATGGCTAGCCAAAGCGTCATAGATCGCATGTAGGTTGCGAAACTGGGTGAGTGCCGCTTGCCATTCAGCCCCCTTGTACAGCGTATTCTCTGCGATCATGTCGATTACCGTATCAACCGCGTCTAGCGAGATTTCCTCAAGAGAACGCTGAAATACATGTTTGGAATCACGGTATTCAGCCATCACGGACGATTCCGACCGGCTGGATCGGGTGACAAAGCGGGGCGGCAAGTCTACGCGGAAGTGATTCCATTCGCGCGCTCCCCCTTCGATCTGCTCATAGCTCAATGCCGTACCAAACCCTCGCTCTTTGGTTACAAACACGTCACAAATAGGCGCCGCTTTGACATAGGCCGATAACGCGTCAATGACCGGCTGGTAGGTCGTGTCATGGGTTGTAAAATCCCAAATGCTGACAACTTGGGTGCCCTGAATCAAAACGACGTTCCCAAACGCGCGCATGAAGTTTTTGCAGCAACTGCAATCGAATTCGCGCCGCGTGCGGAATACCAAATTAGCGCCGGGCGGGAAACTGTCGAGATACAAGGCCCATAGCGCTTCCTTGTCTACATCCGCCACAAAAAGCGTTGTGACGCCGTCTAGCATCGACGCGACATGATCCTGGAGAAGGTTTCGGAATTGCTCGAATTGCATAAAAGCTCCTTTTGCCTGTATTCTAATTCAAAAAACTTTCGTTGTATTACTGCGCCCAGGCCAAACAGCCCTCGGTCTGGCAGCGTCCGTGGACGTGCCCGTTATAGCTCGACACGGTGAAGTTGAGCGTCCCCCCGCACTTGGGGCAGGGGATCACGCCGGTTACACCGCGCGCTCCTTTTGTCTCTTTGCGGATGTCGACCATTGCTTTGATCAGTAGTGCGACCATTGCATCCTGCTCCTTGTGCTTGGCGTCGATCTCTTCCTGGGTGTAACGAGAACACAGGCGACAGGGAACAACCGCGTCGGGGTCGGTACAGATCCAGCGATAGGGCGTTTGCGTCGTGTCCTTGACGTTGGCGTACGCGACCCCCGCGCTGCATCGAACCGTGGGAATCCCTGTGTAGAAGCGGCACCAGTCATCGCTGCCGCGTTTATTCGGCTGGCCCATCAGTGTAGAACCTTTCTCTTACATAGGGGTTTTCCCAGTCACCCGCTAAGCGTTTGTCGAACTCGGCGCTGATCACTGGGTTATAGGAGTCGGCCAGATCCGCCAGCGCTTCGTGCGCGGTCTGTTCCCCCGTGGCCCACAGCGTGTCATCAGTCTGGGCTACGACCGCGTCCAGCAAATCCCAAAAGTCGTAGAGGAGTTTATCGCGCTCTTCGAGGAGTTTGTCGCGCTCTTCTTCCAGCCGAGACGCCTTTTCCGCGGGCATCTCGCCGTTGGCCCACCCGACCGTCACCCGCACGCAGGGTAGCCCGCGGTCAACGCGGGGCCACATATCGAATTGCACGTAGTTTTGTGCATTTGCGCTTTCCAGCATCGCCGCGGCTTGATCGGCCAGGGACGCTACCATTGGGGACATATAGGTGGCTTTTTTCGTGTCTTCCGACTCATCAAATTCGGCCAACCGCAACTGCAATTCGGGGTGCTTAGCGGCCTCCTGTCGCGTTCTCCAGGTAAGCCACCGGCCCGCCAGTTTGTCAATGGGTTTCAAGAATACTGTGTTCATTGTGGTTCCTTCCATGCCTCGTCATCGGTTAAAACGGCTATCTGCACTAACGCCAACGTCTTTTCCAGCAGATCGTTGGTTTCCGCGACCTGTGCGGCCAACGCTAGGATCTGCTTCTCTTGATCCGCGATAATATTCACCAGCGGGGCTATCGTTCCCCGCAAAAAACTCTTTGCCATTTCGGGAGAACAATAGCATAGGTTGTAGTGAAGATTCTCAACAAGTCTTTCCACTTCGGCACCCGTGGGGTTAGGCATCGTTCCTCCTTCGGTCATATTTTCGGTTTTCGGCCACATTTTCGGTCATATTTTCGGTTTTTCGGTCATCTGCTGGGGTTCTTTGGGGGCTGAAAACCGTGTTACGCGCACCGGCACCGCCCCGGCTGCTTGGGCTGCGCCTACATCCTCATCACTGTCGCCGTAATAGGTAGTAACACCGGCCAGTTGCAACATGGCTGGATTGGGCTTTCGATAGAGCGGCGCATCGTAGACGACTGCCATTGTCTGCTCTTGATAGCGAAACGCGGCGGTCAGCGTCTGGGTCACGGCGACAATGGCCTCCGGTTTCGCCGTTGGGTGGTAGGTGGCGATTCGCAAACTAGCTACCTGAATCCCATAGTCGGCTAGGCCCGCAAAGAGAAACTCCAGCCGGTGCAGAAACTGCGGTACCGATGGAAAAAACGTGGCTTCGGGGGTGCGGAGCGCCAGACTGCCCTGATTGGTAATCAGGTGAATTACTTGGCCGGTCAGTGCGGCGCAGAGGGTATGGTTGAGCAAGTGCGGTCGATCTTCCTGCCACTTGTGCCCATAGTCTAAAAACGTGCCGTCCACGTCGGCACCCACGGTGGCCGCCATGCGCTGTGCGTATGGCAAGGCGCTAAACAGTTTCATTGCGCGTTTCCTCCTTGAAGGTAATACCGGCGCTGGCTAACCAGCCACGATTGTGCGCCAGGAGCGCGGCTTGCCACTTGGCCGGGCCTGGTTGCGCCCAGGTGCGACGGGAGAGGACGCGCCCAGGCGTACGCTTGATCTCCTGCTTCGATTGCACTTCGGCGCTCTTGTTGCAGATACAGATGATCCACTCCTTGTAACCGCTATGCCGCACCTCTACGGTCGTTTCGGGATAGCAAAATTCCTTTTTGAGATAATAATGCTCCCCGATCTTCTCCCACTTGTCTTTCATGCGCCCTCCGTAGTAGACCGCGAGCACAAGCTGCAATCGCTGGCGTTCACCGCGGGTACGACGGGGCCACTATCTACCCACGTAATGCCGGACGGTTTCTGGTATGCGGTCTCCAGAATCGGGCGGGAACACACGGGGCAAGCGTAGGTCGGCACCTCGTCCAGAATCTCATCAAGGCTACTCCCCTGCCACCCACAAGCGTTGCAAAACAGCTCTGCGGCGGCGGACGGGTTCGATAGCGTCTCCATCGCAAAGCGCTTGGCAACCGTGACCGCAAATGCGCGCTTATAAGCGCGATCTATCACGCGTCGGTACAGGATGCCACCCCAGATGAACGAAAGGGTCGTGTCCTTGCGAGTGATATCCACTTCGACAAAGCCTGCCGGTGTCGCAACGGACAGGGACAGCGCCTTCGCCCCGCCCAGGCTTTCCGCCCGCTCCATCACGACCCCCACAAAGGGGGCTTGTGTGTCAAAATGCTTAGTCATTGTACGCTCCTTAACTGCTGTATTTTACAGAACTCATTGTAACATAGGTAATACGATAGCACAAATTTGCACTACCGTGTTTGTGCTATAAACACCGCGATAGCGATAGCCGTTGCCGCCAGGAGGATCGGCCAGATCCGTGGTCGCCGTTTCCGGTTTTTCCGTTTCCGGTCAAACAGGAGATGGCCGAGGTCTTGGATCACCCACGCCAGCAGTAAGCCCCAAAGCGTGTAGGGGGCGATCTGCCAGTAGGGTAACGCGATCTGACTGGGTGTGCAATGGGAAAGCTGACAGTAGTTGAGCCATGCGCCATTGACGATCCAGGTGAGCAGATGGGACAGGAAGGCCGCGTAAGCGGCGCGGGTGAGGGTGCCAAGGATGGGGGTATGGCTGATGCCGCGGTGCGGGATCGCCCGTGCGTACAGGAACCAGGCCCATTGCCAGAGTAAGCCCAGTGGCCGTGCGAGGCTGTAGAAGCGCGCTTCCTCCCACGTTGTGCCCTCCAGGTCAGCGTCGGGGGTGATCAGGATACCAGCCACAGTGCCGCACCACACGCCAATGCCCAGGGCAGGGTTGCCGGTCGCGTAGGCGTACGCGCCGATGCTGCCTAGTGGGACTGCGAGTGTCCACGCGACGGTGGCGTGCGTGCGGCCTGTAGCCATTGCGCTAGCCTTTGGCCTCTGGGCAATACTTGTAGAACAGTTCCAGACACTGGGCGCGGTTCGGGCTAGCACCCCGCTCCGTCCCGACGAGCGTTAGTTCCTCGCCTTCGCCGCTGCAAACCGTGATCCAGCCGCTACACCAGTAGACCACGTAGGCGACGGTCACCCGATCAATGTTACGAAAGATCGGTGTATTAATGAAGCCGAAGGTGAGCAGCCGCAACTTGCTGATCGTGCCGGTGCGGAGTAGGTTATCCAGCACAGCACCGGGGGTTTCTGCCATCGCGTCGGCGTAGGGCACTTTCATTACTAAGGTTGTCATGTCGCGTCTCCCGTAAAAGAGGCGTAGGTCTCGTTCAGCCGGGCAAGCCCTTGTTCTAGCGCTTGGCTCGTCGCCTCTATGCGTTGGAACAGGATGATCTCTTCCGGCGTCAAGGCTTCCCCGCGCCATTGCAAAAAGTGATCGCTGGCCCGTCGATCCGCGTCACAGAGGCGATCAACGGATTCTTGTAGGTAGGTGGGCTTGCTCACTGTGCCCCCCAAATGACTGGTAGATAGATCGCCGGTAGCACGACCGTTACCTGTCGGATACTGCACAGATTGTCCCCACAGGATTCAGCCGTGGCTAACCAGGGCTTGTCCTGCGATGAAAACTCGACGTAGTGGTCACAATGTACACTGTCGCCGCTTTCCGTCTCAATCCGGCTGATTTTCCGGTTCACGCGGATCTCGATGGCGGTGGCCTGGGTGACATCACAGGTAACATGCGCCGGGTTGCCCAGTGCGACATAGATCACGTCTTCGGCCTGGACTGTTGCGGGAAGCAAGGTAAGCGCCGCCGCCAGAAAAAACTTGCCAATCTTCAATTTCTTAGATACAATCATGGCTAGCTCCTTTTTACCGCTAGGGTAGCGGGTTGCGCCCCGCTGCCCTAGCAACCACTTTGCAGACAAAAATTAGATGTATTGTCAAACAGCCTTCGGCTGTGCTGACCGTAACAGCAGCCCTGCGATATAGGGGGCACCCAACAGACCCGCATCCAGCAGATCGTATCGGTTATCTGTCTCACCTAACTGCAAGCCAATCGGTGATCCGCCAGCTTGCAAGTAGTAGGTGGCGGCCTCGATCCGCGCCCGTAATCGCCGCTCGCCGCTCAGGTGCAACCGGCTCACGTAGGCCGCGTCAAGGATATTGAAGGCATCGGCCCGATCCAGGGGTAACACCTGAGAAAAGAGGGGCGAGATCATCAGATTGGTAATAAACGTGCTGTCCTCTTTGCCAACCTGGGGCATCGGCGGGGCTGGCGCTTCCCCTTCCAGCGGGGAGAAATATTCCCCTGTGGCAAACCGCGTCCGCATCCACGCCTCCACGACGTTACCGCCTGGGTCAGCGTAGCCCTCGATTGCGCCGTGGGTGATCTTGACGTTCGTGGCCCCACATGCGGGGCAGTTGACACAGGTATGCCCCTTCACAATGTAGCTCTGCCGTTCCTCTAAGCAGCACACGGTGAAGGTTTCCATCTCGGTAGGCCGCCGCCCACGGCGACCAAACTGGATCTCGATACGAGCGAGGGCTTCCTCGTCCTGTGGGGTAGCGACCACCGCGCGGGGCTGGTAAGGGCCGACCAGCACCGCCTTGGGAATCACCATGCGCTGGCTACCATCTTTTTGTTTCATCGACAACCCGCGGGCAGCAATGTTGGCAATCGTATTCGCTAGGCTCTCGCTGGCACAGATGATCGCTCCCTCTTGCGCAATCACCCCTTTCTGCGTAGCGCGTGCGGCCAGCACACTCACGTCCGCATCTTCACCGTCATCCTCGACAAAAACGTGCTTACCCTCCCGTACATGGAGAGAAGCCAACTTGCTCAACCGGCTGTACCAACGGCTTGGCGGGGCTTGTCCGCCCCATTCAATGATCACGGCGTACTTTGTGGCGTTGCCTGCTACCATCTCCATTGCTACCCCCTTCAACCTGCGCTATACCTAATACCAAAAACATTCATTACATTAATACAGTATAACACAGGTAACACGCTGTTACAAAACGCACATTGGCTATTTAGCAATAATGTCGGTAAATTTCTTGGCTTTGCCGCGGCTTTCGGCCAGCACAGTGAAGGTGCTACCGGCGCGGGTGAGGGCGACGCGTTGGCCCAGCCAAGATGCGGGCGGCATGGTTCTGGGTACGTTGAGGGTGGCGGCGATGCCTTGCGCCTCGAAGATAAAATGGGGGTCGCTGGCGGTGTCGGTGCGTGTCCACAAATACCAGTCAATTTTCACGATCTGCGGCTTCATGGGTTCCTCCGTATGTGCAGCCCTTTGGTAATTCACGGCTGACTAGGTTGAAGTACTGATCCAGCGTATAGATGAATTCGTCGTGGTAATAACCACAGACGTTGCGGGTCGGGAAGCGCCCTACTGCTTGTTGCTGCAAGCGGTGTGATAACTGTCCAAACGTGCGGGTCAGGGGCTTGTTTAGGGTTGCCACCCATTGTCGATAATGGGTGGCGCTAATCCAGTAGCGCCCGTAAATTTTGCGCACCGGCCAGCCCTGGGCTTTGGCAAACGCGATCAACCGCGCGGGCGATAGGCCGCACTCGTCCTCGCGCGTGTCTCCACGCGGGTCGAGAAAAGATAATTGTTCGATCATCTTGGGATATCCTTAGAAAAGGAGGGCTGATCGGGGTCAACCCTCCTGCAACGTTAGATCAACGGGGCGATGCTCCGGCTCAATTTATCGCCGGTCGCTACGTCCAGATCGGCTACGGAAAACACAGTATCAGCCAACTTTTCGATGCTATCGTAACCAGTGCGGGCGACCGCTACATACAATAAGCGGCTGCCGGTGTCGGCCTTGAACGCGTGCCACTGCTGTGCAACCTGGGGCGATACCATTGCCTCGCCATCACTGATAAAGAGTACGTCGGCGGCCTTACCGGCCTCGCCCATGCTGCGCAACAGATCCATACTACGCAGCAGCGCCAGATCAAACGAGGTGCCGCCGTTGATAGTGCCCTCGGCCCACGTCAGATGGGCCTCCCAGCCATCAGCCGATGATACTTCGATTGTGTCGTCGTGATTGCTGGAGAAGCTGAATAGTTGGTAGCTCCGGTCTTCCTGCTGCGCGACATGGGCGATGCCCAGCGCGATGGCCTTAGCGGTGATCTCGCGTTCGCCGTGCATCGAGCCGGATACATCGACCGCTGCCACAAACGGGCCTGCTTTTTCGCCTTCGCCGGATAACTCGAAGCTGAGCAGCCCGTGATTAGCAAGCTCGATCATGGTGCTTTTTCGTAGTAGATCCGGGGAGGTAGCACCCAGCAGCGCCACCTGATCCGGCAGGATTTTCAACAGATCCTTGCTCAGCACCATGTCGTTGGGGGTAAAACCCTGGGCGACGGTCGATAGCCGCGCTTGGCTGCCGATATCGCGAAACCGGCCCGCGCGCTTGGCGATCTCCTGGGCTTTTGGAGTGAGCCGCTGCATATACTGGATCGCTGCCTTGGGGTCGGTGCGTAGTTGCTGACCCGCCCCGTGCCCCCAGCCACCCATTGCGACCGCTACCTCGCCGGATTTATCCGCGGCTTCTTTCACCGCTTTGGCAATGTAGGCTTGGTTCAGCGGATCAGCCAACTTACCGGCCTCCGCCGCGGCTTTTGCCTGCGCCTTGGCTGCCGCTTGCTCCGCCTGATCCGCGTGTCTCGCCAGTTCAGCGGCATTCTCAAACTGCGCTTGCGCGGCTGCCCGTGCGGCTGCCCGCGCCGCTTCCGCTTGGCGCTGCGCTTCCTCGGCCTTTTGCTGGCGATCCATGGCCTTTTTTACCGCCTCATCTGTGGTGAGGTTATCCCATAGCATTTTTGTGGTGACCGTCGCCACGGTCAGGTTATTGCGACTGTTGCTGGCAGCCCGTTCCCATCCGTTGTTCTCGGACGCCCAGCCCAAGAGCGAATGGTTGACCACGCGCTCCTGGGGTGCCTCTTCCTGCAACGCCCGACCACTGTACAGGTTATGGAAGATGTCACCGGCCAGATCCGCCTCCGCTTCCCCTGGTGCCCCGGTGACATCCACGGTTAAAAATTTTCCAAGCGCCCGGTCGCCGGGGGTTAGGGCGACCGTCGAAACTGCTGGATTCAGCCGCACGGCTGTGCTTTTATTCGCCATCGTCATCGTCCTCCTGGCGTCGGCTCACGACCGCATCTGCCGGCCACTCGATATTGGGGAAATAAATCACGATACCCCGGCCCATGCCGTCCGACTGCACATCGCGCCAAATGGTGACAAGTTCCTGCTGCTCAGTCTCATCCGCCGCGTACAACATCGTCAGCGCCGCAACATGCCCCTCGCTGCTGTAACTATCCGGCACGACCGCCACGCAACGCCGCCCGTACATGCCCCGTCCACTATAGGAGCGTGGCTCACATTCCGCATCCTCTAACAATTCGATCAATCGCTGTGCGTCCATATTTCCCCCTTCAAACGGTACTAAAAAACTGTATACATACAACGTAATCATTGTAACACAGGTTATATGATAACACAAATTGCAAGATCGATAAAATCACAAATGATCGTGGGATAACAAAAAAAACTACGTACAATATATGTACGTAGTTTTTTTGGGGAGGGCGATGTGCTATTGATTGGGGGATATCGTGACCTAGATATCTACAATGTCCCGAATGTTCTCTATGCGATAATACTTGACCGTAAACCCGCATACGTCGCAGTGGGCATTGTAGGAGACCTCTAGCGTTAGGGGGGCGTCGGCATTCATGCGATCCAGATCGAGTTCCCAGTCCTCGCGCAGGGTCGCTTTCTGTACATCAAAGCCGGGCTTCTCGTAGAGGCTTAACCACTCTTCCAGGGGAATCTTTCCGTATTTCTCATCGACTTCGGCGGCCAGGAGCCGGTTCTTTTCCGAGGCAATCGTTTCGCACTTGGGGCAGATGTTCCATCGGTCGGCTGACATAGTGTGTACACTCCTTTTACCATGAAAATTCGTTGATTTATACTAGTTCGCTGGCGATGCGCTGGGCGATGGCGTCGGTGCCGCCGCGCCAGGAGTGGGTGGGGTGCAGTGTCAAATACTGCTCAATGTCGGCGGCACCCACGCCACTCCCCTCGGCGGCCTGCGCCAAGCGACTCGCCTGTTCTTTTACGCCATGCTCGGCCATCAACTTGGCGATCAGGGCTGCTTCGACGCGCTTCTCCACTTGGGATCGCAGCGTGTCGTAGATCACGTCGTGGGGCGGAACCACCTTGCTGTCCCACGGGGCCATTTTTGTATCCAGCCACGACAGGAACTGGCCGGTTGTCATGGCGTTTAATTCGACGCGGTGCTTTTGTAGCCAGTTGCGCCAACGGAGGGTCACATAGTCGGCAACCGGATGCTTTTTGCCGGTCGGCATATCCTCCTGCTGTAGACCCATTGCCAGCGCTTCCTCTGGCTCCAGCCCCAAGTTGATCACCTCCACCTTGCGTCGAATCCGGCGACTGCGGGTAGCCTCGGTCAGTGCTTGGTAGATGCCGGTGCCGTACGCGTCGGCGTCATGGACACAAAAGATTGTGATCGGCTCCACCCCGTCCCCCATCAGATCCAGCAAATCCTTCGCTGCTCGGGTGGCTTGGCCCTTGCTGGTCAGCAGCGCACAGTCGTGGCGCTCAGGCCAGCGTTCATCGATCAGCAATGGAAAAAATCCCTCCTTTTCGATATACAGCACCTTATTAAGTAGGTAGAACGGGCGTTCGTAGCGCTCGACTTCTAGTGTGCCCAGCGGGATCGTTTCCCCGGTGTGCGGGTGGTATAAGCTCCCGCGTGCATCACGATACATGCGCGGGATCGGGCCGTTGTCGTTTTCATAGTCGGTCAGCACCGCGCAGAAGTGGCTGTAGTTCAGATCCGCGCCACATTGGTCTTGGATGACCGGGCGCATCACATAGTACAGTTGCCGCTGGCTGAACCGATGGCGACCGCTCTCGCTGGCCTTGTCTACCGCGCCGTCCAGGTATAAAAAAATGGTGTCCTTCTGGCTTGCAGCGTAAGGCTTAAGATTTCCGCGCTTGCCTCGCCCTTTCTTCATAGCGGTCTCTACCGCGCTAGAGATGCCTTTTAGCATAAAACTCAGATCGGGAGCTTTCCCGTCGCTCTGGATGGGCATATAGGGCGTGATCACAGTAAGGCGCAACTTGCTGGGTGCGTGTTTGCCTGTGTTGCCAACGTAGTGGCTGACACCGGCCCCGACGACTGCAAGCTGCGCCTTACTGCGGTAGGCGCGTACGCTGGCCGTAATCGGGGTGCGGTTCACCGATATCAGCAGATCGACCTCCTCGTGATCCGCCCCGTCGTATTCAGCCCACGCCTCGGCCACGTAGGGGATGAATGCCCCGAATTGGCCGCGACCGGCAACCTGCTCAAACGTGCCCGTCCCGCGCCCATACCCGCCAGAAAATGCCTCTTTCCCATACCCGCCCAGCCCTCTGTGATCTGGCTCCTGGGTATGGGCGCGCAGCACATGCAACAGCGCGTCGGTATCCTCTATTTGGTTTGCCGCTTGATCGATGTCAATGATCAGGCCAATGTCATTATCTACCGTGTCTGGGGAGATGCCAAGCGCATCGCAGAGCAACCAGACGGACTGGTCACCTGCCGCTTGGCATAGTTCAAAGAAGCTGTCTGACGTGTGCCAGTGCGGGCTGGCTTTACCTGTATACGTTGTTCCCCCCCGCATCGACAGGGCTAGTTCCGCCCAGCTTCCGTCGATGGCAAGCCCCGGTAGATAGACCCTCACCACAGTGCCCGTCTGCACATCAGCAGAGGGCATGATCTTAATACTCGCCTCTCCCATTCTATCAAAGGTCACCCTCGCCAGGTTCCCATTGCACGCAATAATGATATCCCCACCCGTCGAAGCGACAGCCCCACAGATCACGCGTAGGCCGTTGCCCATTGCACCGCGCGTGGGTAACCGCAACAGTTTACTGCTGCGAAGTGGTCGTTTGATCGAAAAGATGGACAGAAGCGCACCGGTGTCCATCGCAAACCCCGGCCCGTCATCGGCCACACTGATCACGTCACCGTCGATCTGCATCACCACAGCGGCAGGCGACGCGGCCGCGTCTAGAGCATTGTCCACCAGCTCCTTGGCGATCAGCTTGGAAATATCTTTTACCGGCACTCCCGCCTTTTGGGCCAGGGTCGGTAACGCGCGAAACAGCGTCCAGTCTTCCCGTTCAAATAGCATGAACTTTCACTCCTTTTCTGCTGACTTCTCAGCAAGAGGATACACCTTGCGCATTTCCGCCATCTCGCGCTCGTCTAGCATGTTGACAACCATATCGTTGCGGTGCAACAGAGATAGCGCCTGATCGCGCTCTTGCTCCGTTTTCGCAAGATAGCCCTCTAAGGTGGCTACCATGTGGATTAGGGCGTTAATGAGGGCCAACGGCAACGTGTCGCCTACGCCGATCTTGGTCACCCCTCCCTCGCTCGACACGCGGCATTTTGGCCGATAGGTATTTCCCGTGCTTGCGGCATCGCGATCGATCATGATTGAGAATCCGCGATTCGCCATTTCTTCTAATAGCTTTTCCATGACAAGCCCCTTTCTTAATTCCATCGCCTACGCAATGTGACATAAAAATTCCAAAACACCCGCAAGGGGTGCTGTACGGTACGCTCAACCGTATGCACCTTCTTGTCGAGCTTCACGCTCATACCGTGGATCAGATAGGTGGCAAACAGTTGCTCACCCATTCTGTCCATGCCATGCACCACGATCCGCGGGTCATGGCGGCTGGTCACGACCGGCGTAATCAGCCACACCGCGTCGAGGTCGCTTTTGATAGGTCGCATGGCGCACCAGGCTGCCGCAACCTGCATGGCCTGGTACGCGCGGAGATTAGACGGTTGCCGCTCATCGAAATCGACGTGGTCGCGTGCCAGTTCCTCTACCGCTTTAAACGCGCCCTCGTTCTCTCCCAGTGTGATGAGAACAAGGGCATGGAGCCGATGGCTCTCGCGTAGGGCCAGGTTTATGGTGTTTTCAATAAACTCCAGCGTGTCCTGTAGTGTTCGCATGGCTATCGCTTCTTCTTCCAGAGGATCAACGTGCAACCGGCTGGGGAGAAGGAAACCGTACACCCCTGGATCTGTGTCTCGTCATCCTGCATGGGGTACTCCCCCGCCATGAACCGCAGGGAGATTAACATACCAAACCGCATGGCGATCTGGCGATCCATGTCGATTTCCGATTGGATGTAATCCGCAATGTCGGTGCTGGTACAATGCGCCATCAACCTGTATAGATTGGTGGCAACGTGCAGCGTCCGGCACGCGGGGCTGTTGGTATAGCTTAGAGATACCACTACGCTCCCTCCCCTTCCGGCAACCCAAAGATGAAACGGGTCGCCAGCGACGTAAAGCGCTCGGCGTTGCGCACATCCTCAAACTTGGCGAGGATCATCGTCTGACTATGATCATTGCGGATGTCCGCGGCGGCTATCGCTAGCAGCGCGATATGTACATAGTACGACTCGTTCGCACCAGGGTTCCACCAGGCGCACACGCGCTTCGTTCCTGGGGCGAATAGCTCTTTCCCTGCGAAGTCGTCAAAGTTTACCCACGGGGCTGCGATTACATACTCGCTACGCAGATCGCGCTCTAGGTCAATTTTACAGAGATAGGCCAGCAGGTCGGCCCAAGTTGTGTCTTTCATCGTGTTACCTCCGTGTGAAATTTTACGTGACTGGGGCGATCCGCATACCCCCATTCACGCAGACCGGATGTATCCCCAAAGTATCGGGCCTGGTTCCGCAGCCAATCCTCTTCCTCGCCGCGCGGGCAGGTGACCGTCAACATCATTTCGGCGTTTGTCCAGGCCCACGCGGTAACGGTGCAGGCATGGCAAATGCGGCTGTTGCTGTTGTTTCCTGGGTTTTCGCTGCCTTCGGGTAGATAGGAGACTTCGTCGCCAAACTGCCCATACTCGCCACAAACTTCGCAGCGCGCTAGGGCTTGCTCATCCAGCCAATCTGTCCAGTCGATCCGCTGACCATTGGGTAGACGCGGTGCGGTGCGGAGATAGTCGGTAAAAACGGAGCGATGCTTTTCCATGCTAAGTTCCTTTCTCACTGGGGTAGCGCACACCTTAGCGCTACCCAGCCGTTGCTACCTTATTCGCGTACGCGCTTGCCGGAACAAGCTTTGCCGTACCAGTCGGTCATCTGCTGGATCGCAGCGTCGATCCGGCTGTTGTTAGCGCCGTCCTTCATCCGCATCAGCGTGGTCTGGTTGTTCGCAAAGGCCATGCCAACGTCGGCAATGGTAGCGATCCGCTGCTCCGCGCTGCGCCCGGCAAACTCGTCAAACGTGGCGGCTACCTGGGACATAATCATTTCCAGCGCCGCGGTCAACGGATCAACAACGCTTTCTAGCGTGGTCACCCAGCGATTGTATTCGTCTTGCGACTGGGTGGGCCACGCAAAGCGCAGATAGCGCTTGGCCTCCTCTGGGACATCGGCAAAGTCGGGGTCGCCGGTCAGCCAGCAGGACATCCGAAATAGCACCCGCTGCCACTGCCAGATCCGCCGCGGGTGGAAGCTGTAACCGGCCTTTTTTAGCTCACCGGCCACGCTCTCAATTAACGCGCTTACGGCTTCGGTGGCTTTGGGGCCAGGGATCGCCGCTTGCACCGCGTCGATCTCCGCGGCAGTGGGAATCCGACCAGGCACGGTCATCGTCCCATTGGTGGCTGCCATCTGGCTGGCCGCCACCTGCTTAACATCGAGTTGCTCCGGATCTACCCACAGCCACAGCGCGATGCGATCCAAGAGCGCCCGCGCCCGCTCATCTTTGGGCATAAAATTGCTGGTTGCTAAAACGGGTGCCGGATTGATGCAGCCCTTCATGTCCAGCCGCTCGACCCATTCATCGTTGAGGGCCGCGTTGCCGCGCCCTAGCTCATCAGCGATGATCGCTTTGAACTTCGGGTCGTACACGGTGCCTGCCTTGCTCAGTTCGTAGCGCGACTGCTGCAACATGATATCATAGTTCGGCACCCCCGCAATCGCCTGGGGCACCGTAGCCAATTTGATGCGTACCATCAACCACGCTACCCCCTCTGGCCCGTAAACTTCGGACACGAGCGAGGTGGAAATGTCCGTTTTGCCCCAGCCTGGAGGCGAAACCGCGAGGCTGTGCAAACCCGTGATCAGACTGGCCTTATATAAATCGGTCATATCGTTTACGTAATTTCCCTGGAACTGGCTCATTTCGTTCTCCCTCTTTTCGGTGGCGATAAACAAAAAACTACCTTTTGTATTGTAACATAGGTTATACGATAACACAAATTACAAGATCGAAAAAATCAAAAATGATCGCGGAAATAAAAAACCCCGCCTCCGTGGGGGTGGAGACGGGGCCGACGCTGCTGGTTGCGTTACGGGGTATGGTACACGAACAGGAAAAACTCGTAATCCTCCTCGTTTACCGGTGCGCCTTTCGTGTTGGCGTCCTGTGGGCGATAGGCGAGTTTTACGACCAGCACGCGCTCACCATCTTCCAGCACCGTTTGGCGGCGTGAGACGGCCACGCTCACACCGCTGATCCGTTCCACAAACGCTGCCGTCTGTGGATAACCGACGTAACTATCGACCGCGCCTGCCCTGCGCAGGGCATCAACGAACTGCCACTGGCTTAGCTGAACAAGTTTGTATTGACCAGCCTGTGGCATCATTGCACTATTCATCAATTTGATCATGATCTTCCTTCCGCGGCTTCGCTTCTTTGTAGCCCGCTGCCGCAAATCTCTTGTATTCCTCCATTGTAACCTGGACGCGTTCGCCCAAGTCTTTGCACAACTTGTCAATATGCTTGTGGGCATTTTCCAAGCTGTGGTGCGTGAAAATGCCCATCGTCCACCCAGCGTAGCCGTTATGGTAGATGCTACAGAATCCCCGCTTCTGCATACCGGGGCGATGCTCAATCACGACGCCGCGGTAGTGGCTATGGTACGCCCAGTCCGGTTTCTTTTCCTTGCTCATCTTGGTATCTCCTTGTCCTTGCATAGTGTACACAGGGGCTTGTCCCCTTGCTGGTGATCCGCTCTCATGCCACAGGCGCACCAGCCATACGTTCCGATGTCCCAGTCTGATCGCGGGCGCTCGGTGCCGTGCCGGTTCAGGTAGCCGTAGCACCGGCTGCATCGCCCAGATCGTTGGCGGTGCCCTTGTGTTCGCAGTGGTATACCACAGGTCAGGCACCCCATTGTGTCGTCCCACAGCCAGCGCGGGCGATCTTTCCCATTGCGCTTATAGTAGACCCCACAAGCGCCGCATCGCCCGCGGCTGCTCAGCTTAGGGTTGCCGCAGATCTTGCATTTGCGCGGCTTCACCTTGGCATGCGAGTAGGAGATGCGCTTACACTCCTCCACGGTGCGTTCCCGTCCGTGCTTTTTGAGAAAACGACGACACGCGTCGCAGCGCGTCGTACGCGTGATGATCTTCGTACAGTTTTCGTTGCCGCATCGGTGCGGCGTCGATAGCGCCTCCTTGTGGATAATCGGCGGGCGCTCGGTCCCGTGGCGGTGCCAGTACCAGTAGCACGCCTTGCAGCGATTGCATACGTGCGTTGGCCGCATCTGGCAGTTTATACAGATCGGTGAACGTGCCGTTGGTCGTGATGGGTTTCGTTCGGTGCCGTAGCGCAACCAGTGGCGATAGCAGAGGTGGCAACGCCCTTTGATAATCCTGCGTTCAGATCGCGGTGTCCCACAGTTTGAACACTGCGCGATCGGTTCTATCCGCGCAAGTGGGCGCTCGGTGCCGTGTCGCCGCCAGTATCGATAACAGGCCCGGCAGCGACCCTTACAGAAGATCGTCGCTGTCGGGCAGTTTGAGCAGATTGCCAAGAACTTTCACCCCTTTATACTTTTCCGAGTAACAGCGTCAGCCGGTCGGGAGCCAGGCTCTTGAGAAACGTGACAACCGTTTGTTCCTCATCGGAAAGCGGCAGTACGACCGGTTCCGGCGCTTCAATCTGGTAAGCGGCTGGATCTTCGGCCACCAGCCGGTGCGCCAGACTGGTGGGCACATCTTTCACGCGGATCACGCAGTCGTCGCTGTGCGTGATGCTGGGATTATTGCGGCTGCCTCCCCGCTGACGCAGCGACCCCTGAACAACCGCACACCCCGCACCCACGACCGGGGCGCTATCGCGTTCCCACTTTTGCAGTACCTCGATGGGGCCGATCAGCAGCCGGTTATCCATGCGAAGCTGCGACAGGGTCACAAGTAAGGTTTCGGTCGGTTCTGGCGTGCCGTCCGTGCCATACACACGTAGGCACAGCGTCCGAACCAACGGCTCGTTCTCAACAGGGAAGACCCAAGTGGGATTGGCCCACTTCCCGCCGATCTGTCTGGCCCCCGTAACGAAGTCGTCGCTGTACGGGCTAGTAACGATAACTGATTTTTCGGTTACTGTGATCTTCATATCTTCCTCTTTTCGGTGGCGAAATATACACACGTTACCAGTAATAGTATAGCACAAGTTACACGCTGTTACAAATCGGCAGTTTTGCAAAATTCACAAAATTCACTGTGTTTTTACCGCGCGTGCCGCGCCAAACTGATAGCCACAGCGCACGCGTTCCGGCCAGTTTTCTTCACACGCCAGCCCCATCTCGGCGGCCATTACCCCCAACAAGAAGGGGGTGGTCGTGGGGGGTGGGGTGGCCGGAACGAACCTGGGTAAGCGTACCTTCGTGATCGCGTCTTGCAGACTTCTTGCTGTCATGGTATAGTTCTCCTCGGTTCCTTACTGCTACAGAATGCCCGACCTCGGTTCCAGCCAACCGAGGTCGGGTCGTTTTTTTACCTAGCGCGCCAGCGAGGGTGAAATCTTCGCTGGCGGTACATGCGCCGCCAGTACTTCGATCATCGCCATCAGGCTATCATTGAGTGGCTCATACAGTAGGTGATGCTCGCCCACCTCGTTGAGCAAGAGGGCCAGGACACGCAACCCTTCCATCGCGTGAAAAACCTTTTCCATCGCGTTGGCAGCCTGGGTCAGCGTGCCCTCTCCCGTTTGGTTCATTGTCGCGCCATAAAACGACGCGTAATGCGCCGCCAGCAACCGCACCATGCCTGCCAACGCCTCGTTGCGTTCGGCGTAGATCGGGGTATGCGCGACCGAGCGGTAAAACTCTCGCTTCGACCACGGCTTCGTGGAAGAGAAATACTCATCCAGAAAACCCATATAGCCCAGCTCAGCGTTGCCGCCATAGTACCCAACAAGGAAAATGTATTCGTCCTCCTCTCGCTTCATGAACTCGACTTTTCGAAAGGGCGCCAGATCCGCAATCGCATCCTCTACCGCAAATTCATCCTCGACCGTGTTTGTGTTCGTGTTCATCAGGTTTTCCTTTTCTGCTAACCGTTACGACTACCATAATCAATATAACATAGGTTATACGATAACACAAATTTACATAGCGCGCAAATCAATAATTGTTTGTGGAAATAAAAGCACCCGCGCCATTCGACGCGGGTGCCAACTATTCTTTAGGAATAGTTGTAGCTAGGTTTTTCGTTGCCACCAGCGGCGTTTTTGCGTGGGTGGGGGTAGCTTGGGGGTCGCCTCGCTGCACCCTTTGGTGGCCCACGGTTTGACACCGTTGGCGTCCCTGTTCCACGCAATGGGTAGACTGCCCCAGTCGTGTCCGCGCGCCCACTGCCGGTTGCGTTCGTCGTACAGCTTACCCACGACGGCCAACCGGTGCTGGCGCAAGATCAGGTATTCCACCCAGCGGGCGCGCGCTGCGGGTACGACAATGTCAGCGGTTGCGCAAACCGCGTAGTCCAGCGGTTCAAAGCCGTCGCGCACGCCGCGGTCATTCTCATAGCGCCCAGATCGCGCAGCGATGTTTCCCAAAACGCTCTCCCTCTCAATGCGGTACGCCGCGCTGCCGCCATAGCTCGCCTCTAGATCCTCCATCGCTAGTTCGATCTGTCGCCGCGCCGGTAGGCAGATCGGCACGGCCACTTTGATGCGCCATTCGCTGGTGGCCGCGCGGCGCTTACCTGGTGCGCCGCGGCGCTGTTTCGGGGCGGACGCTGTGCCTAGCAACCAGTCTAGCGGCTTTCTGTTTTTCGGCATGGCTCCTCCTTTTTGCGTGGGGGTGGACACTGGACAGTAGACCGGAAGCGGACAAACCGCGTACGGACAGACCGTATACGGCGAACTGTCCAGTGTCCACCCCCACTGCTACTTGTCGATGTCGGCAATCATCGCGTCGCGTGCCGCGGAAAAATTGAGCGCGGCAGGGTCAATGCTGGCAATGTGGTTGATCGCATGGGGGATCAAGTCCAGGATACTTTTTGCCGTCTGCGGTGACCAGCGGATCTGTTTGGTCACCAGGTAACGCAGTTTCATGTTGAAGATATGCATATTGAGCTTATCTTGACTTGCTAGATGGGTGATCAGGCGCATGTCGTCAACCGCTGCCGGATTGAGAAACGTATCGCCCGCGATCAGCGGGCGTCCGCTCAGCCCACTGCGCATCAGCACGCCTAGCCGGAACACTGGCCCGGTCTGGTACAGGCCGATCATGGGATCAATCTGGACTAACGTGTTCCAATGTTTCGTGATCGCGAAGTCGATCTTGAGGATCAGACTCGTTGTGCTGGGGCTTTCCTCGACCGCTACGATGGTCGAACCTTGTATCGATTCCAGGGCGGCTTTTATGTTGGGTGGCAGGTTCATCATGGGTTCCTTTCTGGCTACAACTATTCCTAAAGAATAGTCTCACTTGCGGTTGCAGTAGTGGGTGATCCAACGACGGTCGGTATACCGGATTGACCGCCCGTCGAGCGTGAACGCTATATCGTCATCGTCCACGGCGACAATCATACCCACGTCGGGTGCCTCGTCGCTATCTACATCAGCGTCCAGCAGGATGTAGTCGCCCGGCGCGAGTACGCTGTCCTTAGTCAGCAATTGGTACGTGTTTCCCATTGGAATGAACTCCCCGTCGTCCTCGTGCTCGCGCCGGTCGAATAGCCCTCGCTTGGCATCATAGCGCAGCCACTGGAAGGGGATCATCTTACCGGTTGCGCCGTATGGTTCCCCGACCAGCGTCAGCGCATAGCGGGTCTTGACGTGGGGAATGCCGTCCAGGTAACGGGACGCTGTCCAGATATCGCGCAGATCCGAGATGTAGCGCGCATGATGGGCGATCTGCGTCGAGTAGCCGATGTCGAATCGTTCCCACGCCTCGACAAACGTGCGTAGGTGGTTGACCATCGTTGCCGTGACGGGCACGCTGATAATTCCGGCGCGGATATGAAAACCCAGCCAACGGTTACAGGCTTCTGGGTTTGTCCACTCACCGGATTCTTTTAGGTCTTGATAGGCAGCGCGCTTGAGCAGATTCTCCTCAAACACAGCGCGTCTGAAATGGAACTCACCGTCGATACAGCCGGTGAACGTGTAGGTTACCAAGTCGGGATCGATGCGCTTGGCCTTGCGCGGGTCACACGCGCCGCGCAGGGCATCGACGCTGATGTCCAGGGCATCGGCCATCTCGGTCTCGGTAAGATAGTGAACGTCGGGGATCAAAGTGTCGTTTGGCATAAAATCTCCTTGTATTGGGAATTGTGTAGGCGGGTTGCCTACGTTGCTAGTGAAAAGGGAAGCTGAAAACCGGCTGGCAGCACCCAGAGGTGAAACATGTTAGCCTCGTCTACTACATCCATTTGTGCTGGGTACACCTCAACCGCCACGCGGTCTTGGCCGACTAGTTCGTTCTTGACGCGCTGTGCATCGCGCCAGATCATCGGCTGCTCGTCGTGGCGGCGCAGCCAGAGATGGATCACTTCGCCCCACGCTGTGTCCACTCTGGAGAATTGGACACTTAGCACTTGGTTTGTCACCGCGCGGTAGATCGTGCGCGGGTCGCGTGGGAAGCGATTGAGCGGATGAATAGACAGCGTGTGGGAGCGATCCTCCCAGCGCCCCCACACTTCGTTGCGTTTTATTTTTGCCACTACTTCACCGTAATCTCACCGCTATACAGGTATACCGTTTGCCCTGCGTCGAGTCGCCCTGGGTACGTCTCGCGGTCGGGGATCACCTCGTACCGCCAGCCGTTGCCAGGTACGGCAGTGGGACAGGCATCCATAACCACCCCCGTCCACGCGTCGAGCTTGCGCCATCCGCCTGGAATGGTACGAATGTTTGTTCCATTGTGGATGCGGACAAAGCGCCCGACGTTGCGTGTGTTCAGCGCGTAGGATGCGCTTACATTGCCTTCACCCTCGGCAACGGGTTTGCCGTCAATGGTGATCGTAAAGCCGCGCGTGTCGTGGGTGATGGCGACAAACAGCCCGTTCGCTGTGCGCAGGTCGGTCGCGCCGACAAAGTCAAGCACATTACTGGCAAACGGCGAAAAATTAATCAGTTCAAACACAGGGCACCTCCCTTGCTGGCTAGTTGCGTGTTGATCGTGTTGCGGACGGAGTAGGCGATCCATCCGCCCAGAAACTGCCGGTGCGCGATGGTCACGTCCCCTGCCTCGAACGCGGTACCCAGCCCGGTCACAACTTGAGACCGCACGCGCACGACCTCCCATTCCGGCCCGTCCCACTTCCCAGCGTATTGGGGCCACTGGGTATGGGCCGCGTCTGCCGCGGCGACGATCATCGCCCGCAGATTCGGATCACCATCTTTTGCGGCTTGGTTGATCCGTTCCTGCGCTGCCGCGGCTGCCACCAGGCTCGCCTGAAACGCCTGCCAAGCCTGCTTTAGCTCCACGCTGTTTAGGACTCGCTCACTCATCAATCGCTCCTTTTCTGTTGCTGCATGGTTCGTGTGACCTGCATAAGTATAACACAGGTTACACGATAACACAAGCAGGGCGCGCTGCTTTCTCTCTAATACATCTGATAGACAACGTCCCAAAGTGCGTCTGTGTAGGTGTCGCCTTCGCCCTCCACCTCCCACGTTTTATCTCTGCCGATGACTAGCCCGCGCACGCCGACGTTCGCATCCGTGGGGTCGTCGGTAGGGGGGACAAGGACATAGACGTACAGGTACGTGCCCGATGGCGTATTGAAATGTGCGCACTGCGTAACCTGGGGAGCGTCGGCAATCGCGCTTATGTTGCTCAGCATGGATCGGTTATAGCGTTTGAGCAGAGCGATCTTTTCTTCCTTTTCTGCTTTTCGGCGGGCGATCCGTGCCGCCTTTTCGGTTTTGGCCTCATCACTGGGCTGCATAATCATCCTCTCTAAAAGAACAAACTTTTGTGTATTTATGCGGCTGCATAGCGCGCTGCCATTGCCAGTAGGTCGGCTGCTGCTTCGAGCGGGGTATCGCCGTAGCCGGTGATCGCGGTGAACACCAGGCTATCGGATTCGTCCATGTCTTTGCTACCGTACAGGCAGGCCGACCACTTACCGCGGTAGGCGTCGTTGCTCTCGGTGACTAGGATCGTGAGGGTCATTTGTCGTTCGTCCATGTTAGTCTCCTACCAGTATTTTTCGATCAAGTTGAGCAGCGCGTTTTCGACTGATTCCCCGTACGCACCGACAAGCTCCTGCTTGTGTGGGGCATTGATAATCTGGCCCGTTTCGTTTTTGATGACCATGCCTGATACATAGCGGGTCGTGGGGTCGTCGGGGCGATTATCCTCTTTGCCGGACATCTGAAAAGTGTAGGTATACTGCGTGCCATCACTGCTTTTGAAGTGGACGTGAAAGAGGCGCACCGGGAAATCGCACACGGTTCTCATGTTCTGGATCAGCGCGGGGTTCGCCGCGCTGATTTCCTGGCGGATGGCGGCCTGCCGTTGCTGGGTGGCGGCGCGTTCGGCCTGCGCGGCGCGCTGTGCGGCCTGCGTTAGCTCGTCAAGGTTTTCCGGCGTCTCGCCCTCCGCAAAAGCGCGGATACTGTACCCAGCGATGTGACGGCTTCCGGCGAAGTGCCGCCCATCAGCGGTGAAGCGAAGATCACCCACGTAGAGCCAGCCGGATTCGGCAATGTGGGTGATGCGCAAAAATGAAAATACAGGCTCGTCGGGTGGCCCGTAGGTGCGCACGACCAGATCGCCCACGCGCACCGCTGCCAGATCGTGGCAGAGCGTGGCTAGCTCCAGGGGGATACAAAGCGGATGCGCGGACACCTCGGTGGAGTGTCCGTTGTCGAACAGGCGCACGAGCCGCACCTCGCCGCGGATCGCCTTGTGGCAATAGTGACATTTTGTCATTTTCATCAGGATGATCCTTTCTCATGCCGTTGTTGGCGAAAGTGACATTTTGTCACTTTCGCCAAATGTGCTTAGTAGGGAACGCTGCCGTTGCGGGCGAGGATGTCAGCGTACATTTCTTCGTAGTCCAGCCCTGCCGCGGCGACCTCTTGCGGCGTAAAGTTGCGTGCGCAGTACAACTTGGGTCGCCCCTGGTCGTCACACCCATTGGTGAACACGTTGAGCCACTTGCGGCGGCCATGTAACATCTGTTTGCGCAGGAGGGTCATCGCCCGCTGCCGGTCAGCCTCGGTTGCGTAGCTGCGTTCCTGGTTGACACCGCGGTGGCGCTTGGCCGGTTTTTCTTTTAATTTGCCAAAATAGATTTTCACGGTCGGTTCCTTTCTGCTGCTCGCCTGTAGCGGGTGGCCCACGGTGAGCCACCCGGCTTGCCCTAGATCCGGTCGATGAGCGTTAAGAGAGCGTCGGTGTAGGTCTCGCCGCTCGCCTCAACTTCCTCAGAGTGGTTCTTTCCCACGAGCCACCCTTTGATCCGCCACCCATCTGTGCTTTTCGTTTCGGTGAAAAACAGGCTATATTGACCGCGGGCCGTCCAAAAACTTGTCCACGTTACCACCTGCGGGGCCAGGGCTACTACGCGGGTGTCTTGGATCAGCGAGGGGTTCAACGCGATGATCTCTTTGAAACGCGCATCCTTCTCTGCCTTGCGCTGCGCGACCACGGCGGCTTTTAAATCAGCGGCTTCCTGGTTGCGTTCCAGGATTGTCGCTACTGTTTCGCCGCTTCGGAAGGGCACGATCTGGCTGGTGTCCCAGCGGCTGTTATTCCCGCGCCGCAGGCCATCGGGGTTGTACAGGGTATTCCCGCCCAGTCCCTCGACCACGATCACACCGCTGGCCCAGACCTTGACAATCGTTGCGATATGCGCTCCGCTGCCATAGGTGGCGTTGCGCCGCTGGATCACCTTCTGGCCGACCTTCGCCTGCGCCAGATCGTAACACAATTCTGGATCTACCTGGATCGTCTGCTCGCTCATCGCTCGGTTCCTTTTTAAACTTTGCCGGCCTTCTGCAGAAGCCGGTATAAAACTAACTTAGCGTCCCAGCGCCCGCGCTGCGGGCTGCACATCTGCCTGTACATCGGTAGCGATAGGGGCTGTGCCTGGATCGCGTGTAACGCTTCGTTGGTGGCTTTAAAATACTTGCCGGTCGCATACGCGCTAAGATCTAGTAGCATGATCGCCCGTACGCGCTGCGCCTCCGCGATTACCTGATCCATAGTGCCTCCTAGATCACTAGCACAAACCGCGCCCACGGATCAAACTCCTGTACGGCGATAAACCGTGCGTTCCAGTCCGTGTGCTGAAACTCCACCAGGATTTTCCCGTCCACCCGCACGACATCGGTTACCGTCCGCGCAATCCCCATATAGCGGACGACGTCGCCCGTTTTCAGGCTCTCCGCTATGATGTAGGTGACGCCCACGCCAACCTGCACGCTAGTTGTTCGATAGGTGCCGGTCTCGCTGTCCAGTTCGCTGCTATGCTCGTATTTTGCCATCCTGTGCCTCCGTTACAATCAACAAATATAACCTTGTATGATTATAACATAGGTTATACGATAACACAAATTGGCAGATCGATAAAATACAAATAACTTTGTGGAATTACTGGATACAGAGGGGGCAGCGGTTGTCGGGGCTGATGGCAGCGCAGTGGGGGCAGATGTAGTCGGTGGCTGGCTGGACAAGGTGTAGCTCGTCGGGGTATAGGTAGTAGTGGATATTGTCCAGGTTTTCTTCGGCGCAGAGGGCGGGGCGAAAGCGGAGGGCGGGATCTGTATTGTAGCCCTCGAATAGGGTGGAGAGGAGGATGGCCGCCGTGCGGCTGGCTTCGGGGTCAGGGGCGACGGGGATCACGGGCACATAGAGGCCCGGCCAGGTGGCGGTATTCACGCGGCGCTTCTGGTAGTCGGCCAGTTCCTGCGGCGACCAACGACGGCGCTGGCCGTTGGTCGCCGCAGGACGGATCATCTGGATGAACCAGTAGAGATCCGACAATTGGTTTTTTTTGGTGGCAACGCGGATGATCTCCGCCTGTTCCCATTCGTTCTGCTCTACTAACACTAGCGGCTTCCCTTTGTGCCGGGCCACAGTTCCCAGGCTGCCTGCACCCACTCGATGCCCGCCACGGGCGCTCCATCCGCCAAGCGGACAGAGCGATCAGCGATTGTCCAGATCGGATGGATACACACGACCTGTGCGGCTTTCCACTCCACCAGGGCAAAGGCAGGACAGCGCCCGTCGCTCTCGCGGTGGAGGGTGCGCAGCTCGGTTAGCTGGTGGATCTGGTCGATGGGCCAGCTAAACGATTTCCCATTCTCATTGCTCTTGGCGTCAAAGCGACCGCCGATATTGTTACGAAAGATCACGGAATAATCGCAGGAGGCTTTTTCGCCCGTGGACACCCAAACCAGCCGGTTGCCGGAAAAGACGGGGCGGGTCGGGATATAGCAGCGCGCGGCACTGATGAGGGTGCCCAACGCCAAGCAGCGTGCATGGTAGTGATCCAGGCGCCGTTCAAAGTCGTCGCCGTGGGCTTTGGCGCGGCGACCCTGCACAACCTTTTTCTGGTCTGGATTGCGATCCAGCCACTCTTTGTACTGCTCTGCTGTCCATTCTTCTCTCACGCTGACACCTCCATTTGGGGTGAAGCGGAAAGCGCCCACGCGTCGCCTACCTGGGTATAGGCGTGGCTCAGCGTCCAGCCCCGCGCCTGCGCTTCTTTTTCCAGGTCTTCTAACGTGTCGAACTCGCTCAAAACAGGATCGTCGCTCTCGATGCGGTTCCGGCGCATTACGCCGGTTGCCACCTCGCCCTCCGCATTGGTAACGGTGAAGGGGAGACCATTGGCGGCATAGGCAGCGCGCTCTTCTGTCGTGAACGGGCCAAAGCTTTCGTTCGGTGCCAGTTCTGTCCACCACAGTAGACAGCGCCAGCAACGGCAGCTTCCCGTATGGCGCACGGCTTCCAAAAAAACACCGGTCGGGATAGGTACGTCGTGTTCCAGTTCCATGTTACTGCTCCTCTTCTTTTTCTTTGTAGCGCGGGAGGATCACCATTGGTTGCCCCGGTACAATGTTGAGATGGGGGAGGATCTTCCCATCACAATTTCCCGCAATGTCGCCCAGGAAGACGACCAGGTCACCCTGCCGCGCCAGCGCCAGCCCCTCAAATATCTTTTCCCGCATGCGCTCCTTGCCACAGGTACAGGTAAGTTCACGAAAGATCACCGCTTTCCCCGGTGCGACAAAGGCCAGCGCGGTCTTGAGCGTTAGCTCACCCATGTCGGTCATGAACAAACTATCGGCAGGAACACCTGCGGACACGAAGCTCTGTTCAACCGTCGCGCGGTTGAACTGCCCCCCGCACAAGGTCGTCAAAAATGTCACCCCGTTGTAGTGGGTTTGCAACAGCACGGTCAAGCACTGCCGCGTGGAGGCATCGGGGAGGCCCATCTTTTCCACTAGGGCGGGGTCGGCAAACGCGTTGCCGACCATCAGACTAAATATTTTTGGCCTTTCCATCAGTCATTTCCTTTCTCCGTGGCTTACTAAGGCTAACGCTAAGGCCGGTTGCCTAGTGTTTTGGTGTATTGGTGCCAAAAGCGCCACGCTCTGCGCATACGGGCTTATAGATAGACGATGTCGGTTAGCGTGACTTGGGCTGGCTGTTGCGCGATTCCCAAAGCGTGGGCTATCTGGATCTTGCGACCCTGGTCATCCAACAGGTAATAGCCCTGGTCGCAGTCCATCTGCTTGTCGTCCACGACCACCCCGGTGAAGCCCGCACGCCGCGCGGCGAAATAGATCGGGCTATAGGCGACACTGTCGGTCCGGCGCGTGGCGGCCACAATGTCGGCCCTCGTGATCGACAGGGTCAGATCTGTGGGGGCGTTGGCGATAGCCAACAGCACGTCGGCATGGCAGGGGTCGCCACTTTTGCACCAGCAGGCCAGATCGCGCCCGCGGAGTTTTTCCAGATGGAACGCGTTTTTATACTCTTTGACGTAGGCCGCATAGCAGCGCACCGACTCAACCGCGGTCAAGGTGCGGGTGAGTGGCGTTAGGGCATCGATCACGATCTCTGCCGCGTGGCGTATATGCATGGGCACCGCAAAGTGGAATAGCCCTGGTGGATAGGGATTGCCCCAAATGGTCGGGCGTCCCACGTAGATCACGCTGTCCGGTAGTCGGCTACCGGCTTTTCGACTTCGTTGAAAACGTGCAGGCATAAAACCTCCTAAGTAAGGTTGCGTGCGCCGATTCTATACCCATAACGCTTGAGGGTTGCCTCCGCGCGGTGGGCCTGGTGCCGCGGCACGTAGAGCCAGGTGCCGGAAGAGAACAGGCTTAGCCAAGCGCTACCCCCGCGCACGCCGATATGACACCGGCGCAGTAACGCAATCGCGCTGCGCCGGTCTACAGGTTTTAGGACAAGAATCGGCCAATGGGTGATCCAAAAGGGCATGATCATTCCTCTGTGGGTATCCACCAGCACTCATCACCCCAGATGACGCTGCCGTCTTCCAGGGTCATCCGTGGATTGGTGTGGACGTAGTAGTAGGCGATCCGGTTGCGCCTAAGCCAGTCGCTACGCGCTTGCCACCATTCCCCAAAAGCATCGTTCTGGGTGCCAGGGTAATCAAGCGGCTGCGGTTCCGGCTCCGCGGGCAGGTTTGCGTACATCTCATCCCGCGTGGGGGTAGTGGCCTTGAGCGGGGAGGCGTCCCAAGCCTCCAACGTGTATTCCGCATAGTCGCCGCGATCAATGTAGAGGATCGAGCGCGGTAGATCGCCGTCGTAGGTTGCCGTCTTGCCGGTTGCCGGTGCGCCCTTGCGGCAATCGGTGACGATCCGCACTTTTGTCCCGACTGCTACGTTACTTAACATGTGCCTTGCCTTTCTGTGTAGGGAATCGACTTTGCCAGTAAGTGGGTAGCGACCTGTCCGCCCTTCGGTCGCCTATCGGTTTGTCGAAATAATCCCGCGGTGTACAATGGGTGCTGCCTCAGCAATTTGCGGGTGGCGGCGACAAGATACCAGTAAGATCCATACTATAACATAGGTAATACAATAACACAAATCGCGAGACGTGCTAAACGTGCTAATCTGGATTAGCGTGAAAGTTCATTGTATTCCCCGTTGCGCATAATCCGCTGTAGGCGCTGCGTGCGGTCGTAGCTCTGGGCCAGGGCAGCCAGCCGGTCAAGGGCTTCGGGGGTGAAGCTCTCGGCATCCGGATCATAGTTTTCCCATTGCTGGGGAAACTGGGTTAGATAGCGACCCAGCCCAAAGAGATGGCACGCGCGTTGCAGCGCGTCGTCGGCGGCGGTGCGGTAGGCGACCAATCCCGCGTACGCCTGTCCGGTTTGGGACATGGTGCGCGACCCTATGGTCAGGTGGCAGATCACCGCGTCGCGCCACGGGGTATAGGCGACTGACCAGTGCTGGGGAAACACCGCATCCAGCCGGTCAGCGTAGTGCGCCGTTGCCACCACGGGGTAGCCCAGCGCACGCAGCCGTGTGGGTGTAAACGCAATCGGTTCCCATTGCACCAGTTCGGGCGCAAAGGGAACCAGCAACTCCTGCATCGCCTCAGTTCGCTTTGACAACTAACGCTCCTCTCTTTTGCGGGCGAGGTTTGCGCCCTTTCTTGACGGGTGCCTCATCGTCAATGTCGCCAAAGTCCAGCGGCTCCGACTCTTTTTCTGGATCGGCCACAACTATTCGTAAAGAATAGTTATCCTCTTCCCCTTCGGCCAGCGGCGGGAGTAGCCCCAAGTAGCGCAGTCTAGCCCGCGCCCCCCCTCATCCAGATCTCCACCACCTTCGCCCCCTGAGGCGATAACGTCCGCTGTTTGATCTTCGTGGTCATGTTCACCTTCCTCGTGTGCTTCGCGGTTGCCTGGTAACCACTTGCGCAGGCAATCATACGATCCGCAAGTGGCGCTGCCTGTGGCGGCGGTCGGTTTCCCGCACACCGCACAGCGTCGGGTAGCTCTTGCGGTAGCGATCCGGCGCATGGTCTGCATCACCTGCTCGTACTTTCCCATTTTCGCCATGTCGATTTCCTCCGCTTGTTGCAACACGCCTTTGTAAATTTGCGTTCCGTCTGCAACCAGCGTTATAATGAAATCCACGTTACTCCTACCATCTTTTCGGGAATACATACTGCTTTGCGGCCTCAGTTGTGGCGACTGGGGCCGCCCCCGTTTTTACGGCCCTTCATCAGTATAACACAGGTTACACGAAAACACAACTATTTTGCTAGTAGTCCATCTCTGTACGCGTGATTTCCAGGTCGCGCAGCTTCCCGCACTCTTTGCGGAAATAGACACTGCATGTGCCCGTTCCACCGTGGCGGAACTTGGCTAGGATCAGATCCAGAATGTTCTGTCGATCCGTGTCGGGGAGGTAGTAGTCCTCGCGGTAGAGGAAGATCACCTCGTCCGCATCTTGCTCTATCTGGCCCGACTCCCTCAGATCGGATAGCATGGGCCGCTTGTCGCCGCGCGCTTCGACGGCGCGGGATAACTGGGAGATGGCAATGACGACAATGTTTAGCTCGCGGGCTAACGCTTTTAGGCTGCGGCTGATGTAGCTGATTTCCTGCTGCCGGTTGCCGGTGTCCGCATTCCCACTCCCCTGGATAAGCTGCATGTAATCGACCACTAGGATGTCCAGCCCGTGGATACGCGCGTGCCGGCGCGCAACGTAGCTGATGACGTGCATGTTGACCATCGGCGGATCAGCAATGGCAATCGGCAGGGGGGCCAGGTGCTGCGCGGCTGCGAGCAGATCTGCCCACTCGTCTTCGTGGACAGCCCCGGATCTGATCCGGTTGCTATCGATCATGCTGGTCAGCGCCAGTAGCTTTTGCAGCACCTGGCGCTTACTCATTTCCAGTGAGATAAAAAGCGACCGCGCGCCCACCTTGAGCGCCGAGTTGTAGCAAAAATTCAACGCGACGGTTGATTTTCCGATGCCTGTCCGCGCCGCTAGGATCACCAGATCCGAAACCTGGAGACCGCCCAGTAGCTTGTCGAGCATACTGTAGCCGGTCGGTATCCCTGTCCGCTCTTTGCCGACCGTCTCAATGTGCTGTAGCTCGCCGGTCATCAGTTCCCCGATGAATGAGACCACGGCTTCATCAGCCCCGTTGACACCGAGGTCAGAGACGGTCTTTTGCACCGCGGCGAGGATCGCGTCAATTTCCAGGTTACTCCCGTTGTAGCCCAGTTCGGCCAGCGTGCCGCCCTTCTTGATCACGGTGCGCAGCAGAGCGTCGCGCTGTACAAGCCGGGCGTAATGCTCGGCGTAGAGGCTGGTTGTGAAATCGGCCAGGAGACCGGTCAGGTAGGCGGGGCCGCCGACGTTGTCGAGGTGTCCCTGGGCGTCTAGGCCATCTTGTACCATCACCAGATCGACCGGCAGCCGACGCCGGTAGAGGTCGAGCATCACGGCGAAGATCAGCCTGTGTGCCGACTGAAAAAAATGCTCGGGCAACAGGAACATGCTGACATTCTCCATCGCGTCGGGGTCGGATAGCGCCGATGACAGAACGGCACGCTCTGCTGTTGGGTTGTTGGGGATCATCTTTTCGGTATCCATACAAGTTCCTTTTCTAAAAAAAAGGGGTGGCTGGTCGTGGCGAGACCAGCCACCCCGTGCCTATGCCTGATTGGTGTCTTTGATGAATTCCTCGGCCAGGGTGAATGTGGCGTCGGTGAGAGTCGATTTTCTCTCCCGGTACAGCCAGCAGAGAATCTCCAGCCGCAGGGCCGCGCGCTGTTCCCGATACGCCTCGCCCGTCAGAGCTTGTAGGTCTGGGCGGTGCCGCTCTACATCGCTGGCGATATCGTCCACGTCGCACACGATTCTGTCTCGGCAGGGTTCCCCTAGACCGTCGCAGATCGGGCACTCGGCGTCCTCGTCGTCCTCGTCGTCGTCAGCAGCAGGATAGGTAGAGAGTAGGGATTCCCAAGTGATGGGCTGTAACTCGTAGGCGTTTCTGGAACGCCCGGTGAGGAGAGCGAAGAAGCGCTCATCTGCGATAATGCCATTGTGAACTACTTCAGCGACCAGGGCAACCGTTTGCTTGTCCTCCAGGGTCGTGGTCGGCTCCGTTACCACAACGACCGCGCCGGGTCGTAGGGTCGCCAGCCAAGCAACCCGTTTCATACCGTACATCATAAGAAGTTCCTTTGCTACAATAGCACGAAAGTTTGTGACTTATCAGAGTTGGCGTAGCACACGTCCAGCCACGCGTACCCAACGGCCCATCTCTGATAACCGCTGATAGGTGTCCTCCCCAAGCTGCGACCGCGCCGTGTCCGGCGATAGGTTGGTCGTGAGCAGGGTCGGCAGGTCTTCCAGGTGCCGCGCGTAGATGATCTTGGCGGTGATTTCCTGCACCGCCTCGCTCACCGCGCTGCGCACATTGGAACCAAAGTGATCCAGGAGGAGCAGGTCTACCTGGCTCGCCTTCTGGATCAAAGCGTAGGGATCGACCGCGCTGTCGCTGCGGTAGCCCTGGCGGATGATATCCAGCAACGAGTGATAATCCAGCCAAAGGGCGGGGGTATTGGGTGCCTGTGCGACCAGTGCCGCAAAGACTGCCGTTGCCAGCCCCGTCTTGCCGACCCCGCGGCTTTCGCCCCAGAAGATCAAACTCTTCTTGCCGTCTACCACGCGACTTTCGGCCATGCGCCGGGCGGTGTGGAGGGCGAGGCGCTTCTCATGGTCACCCGAGGCCTCTTTTTCAAAGGTTGCCAGTGTGCAACCACGGAACCGGGCCGGAATCCCTATCGACTGATAGGTGGCTTGTAACCGTTCCGCGCGGCGCTTGTTAGCCTCGGCTTGCGTTTCGGCCACAAAAGTATTCCACGATTCTTCACTCTTTTTCTGCAATTCCTCCCATGCCGTGGCGACAATGTTGCTGGGTGGAAAAAGCCCGAAGCTGCGCATCATTTCTGCTGAGCTAGCCATACCGTTATCTCCTGTTCTGTTTCGGGAATAACACTAGTGCCCATGAGGTCGATTTCCTCTTGGCGTTGTTTAAGTAACTGGTGCAAGGTCGCCTGGGAAAGGGTCGGTGATGGCGTTGTGGCGGTGTCTTTTCCCAAGCGCGCCGTGAGGGTGCCCAGTTGCTTTGACACGAACTGTACAAAAATGCGGCCATAGGGTACAAACGCTGCCCCCTTTTCCGCACGAAGTTGTTGAATCGCAAGGGCTGTAAATTCCTCAGCCTTGCCCGTCAGCCCCGCGGTTTTGCACATCTCGTACACCCGCAGGGACATGTCCTGCATCCGCAAAAGCTCCTCTTCGTCCCCTGAGTCAATCAGCAGGCGAGTGCCATGCAGGTCGGCCAGTAGGTTGACCAAGCGCGTACGCTCCGCCTCCCCTAAACCGGTTTCCGCAGCCGCGGCGCGCGCGATCACAGCGCGGGACTTCTTGCCCCCAAACCACTTGGCAGGGGTCGTAAAGCCCAGTAACGGATCAGGCTGTGGTTCTGCCTGAACAACGGGTTGCAGTTCTGGCTGTGGGGGTTCTGGCTCGGTCACCGTTTCCGGTTTTACCGTATACGGCTTCACCGTGTCCGGTTGATCTATAAGATCCTGATCTTGTAAATGTATATAATATATAAATATATTATAATAGGCCGGATACGGTGAAGCCGTATACGGTATTTCAGGATGCGGTCTAAAAAAGTAGGTCACCCCGCGGAACGCACCACCCGCGCGCGTCTCTTTTCGCTCACAGTACCCGCACGCTATGAGTTCGCTTAGCAGTCGATAAACCTTGTCGCGCGATAGGTTCCCCGCCTTCGCAAGGAGGGCGGGGGTCAGGGCAGTTTGGCTTAAAGCGAAAAGAAGCAGCCCGCGCGCTTCAAAAGACAGGCGCGGATCGGTGTCGAAGCTGAGATCGTTCGAGTTGCCCGCTGTGGCGGCAGGCGTAAGGTTGTCCATCCGTTACTCCTCTCTACAAAAAAACAGCATCATTTTTTTGTAGTTTCATCTCCATAAAATGTAGCGCGGTTGAAGGTAACTATACCACGCGACTTACAGCACCTCCAAGCCGTAAGGTTGCGGTTTTAGTTCTGGGCCTGTTTTTCGGTATCCTCCTCGGCTACCCATTCGACTTTGATGATCTGATACCACAGGTCGTCCGGCACTTGCTGGCCGGATTGGGTGAGCAGCCGCGCGATGGCATTGGCAACCGCGTCTACGGTTGAGACATGCATACTCTTGGCCTTGCCGTTGATCAACTGCTTGAGATACCCATAGCTCAACCCAGCCTCGCGGTCGAGTTGCCGCCAAGATCGCCTCACTTTCCATCGGTAGTCATCAATGCGGTCTCCGTCCAGCGTTGTCTTGAACATAGTCCCTCTCTTTTTCTGGATTAACGTAATTTTTATCATACCATACAGCAACTACAATCAACAAATGTAGAATAGAGTTGTGTAAATATGGAATTTGCTTATTGACAAGCAAATTGAACTGTGCTACATTGTAGAGCATAGTCAGTAAAATCAAAAAGTTTCGTGTGTATAAACGTACAAACGGTTCCTGGTTTTAGGTAATTAAGTCATACGGCGCGTATGCGCAATTTGTGGGATCGTGTAACGCTTGTTATAATCGTTTTTGTGGCAAAGTAACAGAAGGGGGCTAGGCAATGAAAATTATCAGTGTGACCAACGGCAAGGGCGGTGTGGGCAAAACGACACTGGCGGTGCATGCCGCCTATGTGCTGGCGACGCGCTACGACCAGCGGGTTCTGCTGGCCGACTTTGATCGGCAGTGGCAATCCACGAAGTATCTGGGTTGCCAGGATACCAACGGCGCAGGCTCGTTCATCCTGTCCGGTAAGCGGCTGGAGGATCATCTCACGGTTGTGCATGAGAACCTGTCGCTGTTGACGGGCAGTGACATGACGGGGGTGGCGGATGTCGCCCTCAGCCAAGGGCGCAAGGGGGGCAACTATCTGCGCACGCTCTTTGACTTTTACGCGGAGATGTTCGACGTGCTGATCTTTGACACTGCCGCGCATGGGTATCTCAACGAAATGTCCATTGTCGCCGCCGACCTGGTCGCGGTGCCCACGCCTTTTCGGCACATGGACGCCGATGGGGTTACCGTGTTTGCGTCGATCTGGTCTTCGGCACCGCAGGCCGCGGGGACACAAGCCCCCCTGGTTTCGGTCGTACCCAACATGGTCGACAACCGCACGTCCGTGACCGGCGACCTGCGCGAAGCCCTGGTGCGCAGTGTGGCCGATGTGCAGATCCACGGCTGGGAGATGGCTCCTGCCATTCCCATCAACACAAATTTCAGCCGTGCCTTTGGTGAGCAGCGCACGATCTTCGAAATCGCGCGCTCCCCTGCCGTTACCGCAGGGTGCATCGCGATGATGGATGTCGTTGCGCACCTGGCCGGCAGACTCGCTATCGTCCTGCCGAATTAGCACGAAAGTTCATGGAGATAGACGCGATGAGACAGGGAAAACTTGTAGCAGGGGTCGGGCTGGGCTGGTTGACCGCGGGCGGGATCTGGCTGGTTGCCGAAGTCGTCCGCACGACCGACAGCCCTTATGCGATAGCGCAGGCCGTGCTTGCGTTCCTGCTTATCTGGGCAGGCATGGCGGTGCTACTTCTGGTCGCCAGTGCGAAGCCTCCCGAGCAGCGCGCTTCGACCGACGACCTGATCCGCTGGCTTGCCGACGAGCGTACGCGCTGGCAGGCCCAGATCGCAACCATTGAGGAGGATGAGGCGCAATGAAACTGGATCTAAACATTCGCAAAGCGGCCAGCATTGGGGCCGCGTTACAGTCCACCGCACCGGCTGTGCGCATGGTGCCGCTTACCGAAATCGAGTGCGATCCGCGCTTACAGGTGCGGGTCACCTTGAGCGAGGAGCATCTGACCGAGGATCTGATTCCCAAGATCGAGGATGGGGAACGGCTCCTACCGGTCACCCTGGGTGACCTGGCCGGTAAACTGTATCTGACCAGCGGGTTCCACCGCGTGGAGGCGCATCGGCGCTTGGGGAAAGAAAAGATCGAGGCGGAGATCCTCCCCGTGGCTACCTGGCGTGATCTGGTGGCGCTGGCCCTTCCTACCAACGACGACCACGGGCTACCGTTGACGCGGGCCGACCGCCGTCGAAAAGTGGAGATGGCGTGCATTGAGTATTTCGACGAGATCGCCCAGGGGCGCATGAGTGACAACGCGCTTGCCCAACTCTGCCATGTGGCGGTCTCCCTGGTCAACGACGTGCGCCGCACCGCGGGTACATCCGCCACGACCGAGCGCACCGTGACCAAGAGCAACGGCCAAAGTTACACCATCGACACCGCCAAGATCGGGCGGCCCAAGATGGCATCTGTCGAGGTACTGGCGGCTCTACTGGATGAGTACCTCACGTCCCTCCCTGACGAGTGGGACGTAGTCAACATGCTGGTGGCGGCCCAGCAAAAGCCACCCATCGCGGCGACCTTGGCAGAACGCGCGGAACTGCCCGCGCACAAGCCCGCGACGCTGACCAGCGCGATCACTGCCGTTCTACTGCGCCGCACCGTGGCTGTCTATCTACCGCGCCAGTCGGCCCAGATGCTTGTGCTTTTGCTCGATAGTCTATCAGCATCCTATCGCGACGAAAAGGATAGCCTGCTAAGCCTTATCAAGCCACAGATTGACTGTGGCTTGGGTGACACGACCTGGGAGATCGCGTAATGACATTGGCTAGCGTGGGGGTCGGTGCCTTCTTTTTGGCGGGTGCCGTCGCCATCGGCTTTCTCATCCTATTGGAATGGCAAGCGCGGACAGCTCCGATCCGCGGGTTGCTCTTCATCGGCTTTTCCGGTAGCACGCTTCTCTCCCTGCTGGGATTGACCGTCTACCTGTACGTAGCCACCCGTTTTGGCGTGTCCCTGCCGTCGATCATGGCACCAGCCCGCGGCAAGGTGATCCTGGTCGCGCTTGCCTTGTTGATCGGGTTGTACTTTTTCTCTCTACGCGGCCTTAGTCCCAAAGTGGCGGCGGCGGCCTGTGGGTATGCGATGCTGGTCTTGTTAGGCATCGCACCTGACCCTGCCCAAAGCCAAGATCCGTGGGCAGCCAGCCTGCTCGTCGTCGCCATTGCGTTCCGTCTGCTCACCTTGCGATAAAAAGGAAAAATCATGTCTCCTGTACGCACTTGTTCACTCATGCTGGTTGTTCTGTTCCTGGCCGGTGTCCTGTTGCTGGCCGGTGTCCATGCGGTTGTCTCAAAAATTCAGGCCTGGGGTCAAGATCGCGCCCAAGTGGAGGTAAGCGCCAACTATCGGGAAACGGCGCGCTACCAGGCCCAAAGCGCCGCCGAGACTACCAAGCAAGTCGAGATTGTTCAATCTTACGAAACTGTGCGCTTCTTAGCGCACGAGGCGGCGGAAACCGACCGGCTCCGCATAGTGACGGACGCACAGATCACCATGCGCCTGGACGATAACCAGACCACACGCGACACCAGTCTCGTCTGGCTGGGGCACAAGCTCGTAACCTGGGGGGTGCGGGTGCTGGTGATCCTGGCGACCATCGCCGGGTTCCTGTGGGGCGTTGTTCTCATGAAGAACAAGTAGGGAGGCAGCCATGAACGTACGCGAAGTGAAAGCCATCACGCAAGTACTTGGCGAGTTCCGCTCGACCTGCCGCGTACTGCCGCCGCCCATCAGTTACCAGACCCCGCGCAGCACCGTCTATGTGCTGGAACGGGGCAACGGCGTACGCGAGGCAACGGTGCGCCGCCTGGAAAAAGAGATCGAGGCGGCGCTGGCTTCCGTACGCGGGGAAGCGGTGCCGGTGCGCTTTCTAAGCTCGCCCTTTGCCATCAGTGTGCCGCGCCCCGATCCACAGGATATTCCCATTCGCCCGCTGCTCAACAAGATCCGCCCGGTGCCCGGCGCCCTCTTGTTGGGATTGGGGGAACACTACAACCATGCGGCCAGCGCGGGGGGCAATGGCGCGCTGCCGCAATTGTTACAGGTCAACCTGCTCGCGCCGACCACCCCGCACATGCTGCTGGCCGGTACAACCGGCGCGGGCAAGACGGTTGCGCTCAAAAACGCGCTGCTCATGGGCGCGGTTGCCAACAGCCCGGCAGAGGTGCGATACATCCTACTCGATCCGAAAGGGCGAGACTTTCCCATTCTAGATGGGTTGCCCCATCTAGCCGCACCGATTATGACCGCGCCAGAGCAGATGCTGGGTGGATTGCGTGCCCTGGTCGGCCTACTGGATCAACGCAACCAGGAGTACGGCGAACTTGTGAATCGCGTGGGGGCCTATCGCGCGACCCAAGAGGCGCACCGGATCACCGATCCGCAGATCCTCGTCTGTATCGATGAGGTGGCCGACCTGGTTGATTTACTGGGTGATGAGGCGGGCAAGGCGGTAAAACGCCTTCTGCAGATTGGGCGCGGTTTGGGAATCCACCTTCTGCTGGGCACCCAAAAGCCGGAAGCCTCGTTTATCAGCGGGATCGCCCTGGCGAACATTCCCGTGCGCGGCTGCGGCACGGTGGTCACCGTGGAGCAGGGGAAATACGCAACCGGCGTCCCTGGCTCGATCCTGGGCGCGCACAAGCTGACCGGGCGCGGCGATTTCATCCTCACGATCAATGGGAGCAAGCTGCACCCCTTCCAAGCGGGGCGCATCGAGGATGGGGAAGAAAGCGGCTTGGTACAGGCGATCCGCCGTCGCTATAGCGCGGAAAAAAGTACCTGGATGCTCGACTTCCAGGCCGCGCCGCTTGCCCCCGCGGCCCCCGCCGAACGATCCTTTGCGCCGGTGCATGATGAGCTTGTGCGCGATCTGGTGCAGCGCGCCCAGGCGACCGGACAAGCGCCCAGCGGCAACCAGGCGCGCAAGTTATACCAAGAGAAATATCGCAAGGAATTGAATCCGATTACAGCGCGCACGTTAGCCGGTCGCGCTGCGGAACTACTCAACTAAAGGGAGCAAACCGTGAAGACGATAGCGATTACGACATTCTTGTCAATCTTGGGGCTAATCCTGTGTATGGTGCTGGGCCTGCGCTGGCTCGATGAGCGGTATGGCCCGACCGCGGTGGTCGTCGCGGTGGTCGCTATCGGCCTGGCGCTGTTCATGGTGGTCATCGCGGTGATCCTATCCCTCTTCGGCCTGGTGCAGTTCCGCATCTTCACACAGGCGCTGGGCGAGGTGGCGGAAGGGCAATCGCTCAACGCCCGTAATGTGGGGAAACTTCTTGGTACTATCCGGCAGCCACACGGACAGGTCGCCCCCGCCGAAATCGACGCTGCCTGGTGGCAGACCGATGACAATGGCGTACGCGGCACACTACCCCCACCAAAAGCCCCCTTCGCGCCCCTGCGGACGGCCAAGCAACTGGCATCGGCTTGGGGCAACCAGGAGGATGAGCCGGATCACGACCGGTTGACAGTGTCGTAGCCCCGTGCTACAATAGGCACGGACGGAAACAGACGCACA